TAGAAGAAGCAACGGAAGCAATGCGGAATGTGTGGATGAAACCACCCAATCCGGATCATGTTTATTATGATGGCTATTCATCTCAGCACTATGTGTTGCTGGATGATTTTGGAGCTGGACAAGAGGACAAAGACGCGTTGGAGGTGATAACACTAGTTTCTGTAGCCAAGTGCCCTGTTTTGATGGCATCAATTGATGAAAAGAAGACAGTGTTTGATTCAGCGTTTGTTGTTGTTACAACGAATCAGAGCTCTACTCAAGTGATGGAGACAGTACGAGATCGTTCAGCTTTGGTTAGAAGATTTCCGTTCAGCTATCAGTTAGTTGCAAGGAAGGAGTGGTTGAATGCGCAAGGAACGTTGGACTTATCACGCGCAATGGCACATTTGGAATCGAAGGATACTCAACAGAGTGTTGGAGAGTTGTCTAGGAAGATGGGTGAAGTTTGGTGTGTTCGGAAGTTGAACTTGTTGAATGGATCAGTGTCAAACGCAGAAGATATTCCTTTGTCTACATTGATGGATCAGATGGCGTATGAGTACTCAAAGCGTGCGAAAGTGAACACTCGTTTACAGGAGATGCTGTCTAAAGTAGTTAAGACAGTGGCACAAGATGATTTGTCAGATGATGAAGATGATGATGACAGTTTGTCAAGTGTGTCGGAACCGCGACATTTTTCATGGGCGGCATCAACTGCGTGGACGATTGGTCCTACAGTAAATAGGAGTCGATATACAGAAATGATCAGGTTCTGTACTGATAAACCAGCTGTGTATGAGTTGATTTTGAAAGATGCGAAGGAGTGTGGTTTTGAGGATCGACGAGAGTTGGAATGTGCAATAGACGAGTGTAGTACTATACCGTCTAGATTGCCTTCTGGATCGAAAGAGTACTTTGTTGCTGTTATCAAGAGTCAATTGCAAGTGGGCAAGCAGCGCGCTACAGGATGGAAAGGATTAGTCATTGTTTTGGCTGTGTCGTTAGGAGTGTTGGCAACCGTTGCATTGATTCGACAGGTAGTTCGCTTTGTTCGGGAGTATTCGTCTTCAATGGTGGATGCTCTTGAAGTAGAAGAGCAAGGACCGCAATATGACAATTCAAAGAAACAACCTCATGTTTCTAGAACGGCAGCTACAGCGTCAAGTTACAAGTGTGCGACCCGGGTTGAAGCTGATGACTGGGAGGAGAATGACAAGTATCTCTCTGTGAAGAAGAACATACTGCGTATGCGCTACACGGTTCCTGGAAAAGTTGATCGTTTGATGTGGGTTCTCATGGTGGATAATGTGACTGTGTTGGTTCCAAATCATTTTTTGAAGAAGTTTTTCAAGGAACCTGATCCCGAGAAGCAAATGTATTTAGAGTCAGTGATTCGAAAGACTGGTGTTTCAGTGGGATGGATGGCAGTTGCAGTTACCCCGACAAATGTGGCAACTTTGTCGGATACTGGCTTTTATGGGGGAGAGAGAGATCTAGCCGTGGTGAAATTGATTGATCATACACTTGGAGTTCGTTCTATTCGAGATATAATAATGTTGGATGCGGATAGAGTGAAGATGAGAGAATCTGTGCAGCAGGCGTGGTGGTTTGATCGGAATATGATTGATAAGGCAGTGTGTAGTTTTGCTTCTCAGATTGAGAATTACGATGGTGAAGTTTCAATGGTTGGTAAGACTGCAGAGTTGTCTGATCTTGGAAACTGCGGTAGAGTTTACATGTTGCGAAATCGCACTGTGCAGAGACCGATCGTTGGATTGCACGTGTGGGGACGAGTTGATCGTGAGGGCATAGAGCAGAAGTTGACAGGTGTTGCAGATTTTTCATTGGAGATGATTTATCGTGCAGAGGAATTGATCGCGGAACGTGTCTATATCCCAGAGACGATTGATCCATGGTTTATTGAAGCTGAATCTGGAGTCTTGGTTGAGGAACAGGAGGAAGAAGAGTGGTTTGATGCGGAGACAGATATGGTTGGATTAGTAAAATGGAATGATGTTCCGTTAACTAGACACCAGCCAAGAAAATCAGTGTTTACTCCTTCTGGTTTGGCTCATCCAAAGTGGAAAGATGAGTTTGCACCAGCCAAGATTGGTGTAGTAAATGGTGTGCATACTCTGAAGACAAATTCACAGAAGTTTCATGTTGTGGCGGACACAACAGTGTCCCCAGGGATGATGAATAGAGTAGTGGATTACATGGTTGCTCGTATTCCGGTTACGGATAAGCCAGAGCTAACCATGGAAGAGATGATTAATGGTCTCCCTGGGTTGTCTCCTCTTTGTTTGGAGACATCCCCTGGATTTCTTTCCAGGTATTACAAAGAAGGAAAGAAAGAATTGTTTGAAGCACTGCCTCAGCAGATTGGTGAACCAATAAAGTACGTGTTGAGTACCACTGCAAGGGAGCGGGTCATGGATCATAACCAGAAGACTTTCGAGGAACATTTGATTGCAGAGGATGTCCGAATCACAGAAGGAAGTGCACCACATTGTTTGTGGATAGCAGTCAATAAGGATGAGTTGTTAAAACGGGATAAGGTTGCTCGTGGTAAAGTGCGAGTGTTCATAGCTCCTGAGTTAACTTATACTTTGTTATTGAGGAAGCACTTTGGGCATTTCATTGCGTGGTACAAAAGTCAGGCTGGTTTTCGTCTGTGCCATGGCATAGGCAACGACAAGGATGAGGTTTGGAAGGAGTA